CTACACTGTAATGGAAACGTACTAGCTTAAATTCTTTCCACAAGTCAAACAAATCTTCACGCCATTCTACACCATTACTATTATAACGTAACTCTAACTTATGTGCAATGCCTTGGCGTATTGCTTCCTCAAGGATTTCATAATGTTCTTCAATGATAAGACTTTCGCCGCCTGCAAAGTATATTTGCTGCATATTTGGCATTTGTTCATAAAACTGTTCCCAAAACACTGGGTTTTGTTTATGCCAATTGTAACTACTTCCGTTAATACTGCCTTTGTCTTGCCATTGCATAGTTTCTTTTAAACTTGAATTTTCAACAGCCGGAAACATTGCTTTCCAATCTTTAACCCAACCACTGCTATCGTGTGGGCTACACATTACACAAGCAAGTTGACATTTAGTACCAAAACGTAAGTCAATATAAGCAAGCTGCGGAGGTACTTCTCCATCTTCTGTGGTGTTAGCAATCAAGTCATCTACATTAACACGCTGACTCCAATAAGCAGTTTCCCACATACGTTTACTGTTATGTCCAGCGGCTTCTTCTTTAAAACATTTAACACAACTCGGTGGTACTTCTCCATTCATCATTTGTTTACGTACATTTTTCATATACTTGCTATTCCATGCACTCTGAAAATCTGTAACATTCAAATTGTTTGGTTTTCCGTGATCGTCTTTTAATACACCTACCATGCCGCCATGTTCTTTGTCATTTGTAGGACCCACGCTACTAGCGTTAGCTGTACAACATACTCTCATTGATCCATCTGGTCTAGTACTTAGATGCACCCACGGTAAGATGCAAAATGTATCGCTTACTTTTGTCATTTAAATTGCTCCGCAAACGGATCGAACTCTTCGCCACATTTCATTGCACATACTCCGAGCTTGCCGTCTTCTATACTTTTTTTATTCCAACTTGCTTTAATATCCGATAGTAATGATCCTCTCATTACTGTTTCTAAATCTTGTTCTATAACATTAATACCTTGCTTGCCGCCTGCAGCATCGATGAAATCCCATATCTGTTCTACACGTGGATCTTTATGCCACCATTTGTACATACGTCCAGCAGTCCAACAACATGGCATTAACAAGCCTTCTGCTGTAATAAAAATGTTTTTTTCTGCTGCTACTTTACATTTAATACCGCATGTATTATAATATTCTTTCATACTGCCATAGCTTTTTTCAATTTCTTTTTGTTTTAGCAGTGCAAGGTTTTGATTGTCTATTTTTTTAGGCTTTTCAATCAACTGTGTTTCTTGACCTTTACGGTTCTGTGCTTGATGTTGATCTTTTCCTTTGTTACTTGCTGTAAAGAAACGCCCTGACTTTTTGCGTTGAAACTTTTCCACACCCCAGGCGTTTGCAAGTGCTTCTGCTTCATCAACTTGATGTTCGTTGTGTCCAAATATAATAAAGTCCCAACGTGCTCTGCCGCCGGCGTCAATGAACGCTCGCATGTTGCGTTCTACATTGTTCCAGACAACATTCTGCCTGTATAAATGATTAGTGTCACTAAGGCCGTCAACGCTGAAAATAACAGAACCCATTCTGCCAATGACTTGGGCCAGTTCACGCCACCATGTTTCATCTTTTGCTCCTGCATTTGTGTTCATACTTAACCACATAGTTGGGTTGTGTTCTCTAAAGTATTTAAACACTTCTAATGTATCACGAGCAACAATAGGATCTCCTAAGTTGCCGCACATATACATTGTTTTAAGTTGTGCAATAAACTCTGGCTTGAATATACGTTTACAGTCTTCTAAACTTAGTTCACTATTATCAATATGCTTGTTATCGGGTCCGCCATTTTCATTACGATCACACATAGGACACGCTGCCTGACAACGTTGTGTAATTTCTAAATGAACTGTTGTTATATCTTTATAATCGTACATTAATTATCCAATAGTAATTCTACGTCTTTACCTGGGCCTACTTTACTAGGAAGATCTCCGTATTCTTCTACATACCAATTAACAACAGCACGATACCATTTTTGACTATCGTGATATGCTTGCTTGTTAAATTGATAAATGTTATTATTTGTAGCTTGCATAGTACTTAGTGCTCGTACACATTCCTTTTGCAATTCACGTAAAGTTAAATCTTCTAAATTCATTTTCTTCCTATTAACATAAATCTGTTATATACTGGAGTATTTAACGTACCTTTATACAGTACTTCTTTCATTGGATATTTTTCTAACGCAACATCTTCATTTTCAACACAGTTAATGTGTTGTTCATTACTAAAGTAATCATTTGTTTGTAAGCAAATTAATTTTCCATCAGGTATATTATGAAACCATGTTTCATCCATGTGTTCGCAACTAGTATTAATGATAAGATCTGGCTGCATAATTTCTGTAACAAATTCATTAGTATGAGTTAGAATTCTATATTTTACACCATCTCCATGAGTACGCCAGTATAGATCATTAACATCCTGTACTACAGATTTATATCTCCAGCCTTCGCTAAGTTCTTTATAATTAAATCTGTCCGCAATACTTGCTGCTAAACCATCTAATTCAAAATTACGATACTTTGTAATATTAAATTCTCTGTTTAACAGTTGGTATATTGTTCCATACCAACCGCCGTAGTGTGCTACATTTTCAAACGAATCTGATATCTTTTTAAGTTCGTCGACCATCCAAAATTTACTCATCATTTGTCCACGACTAAAGTGATCATTTAGATTTAACCTTGCAGAAAATGCAAGTGTAGTTACAGATATTCTTCTTAGATACTCGTCATCGATAGAATGTGCAGTATACTTAATTGCCCGCCGTAGAGAAACGCCGTCACTATGCGGCAATTGAGCATGAAGTATTGTGTTTATAAACTCGTCCGAATCTTCAGTTTCTCCACGTTGTATTTCTCTGAATATTGCATTCCTTACTTTATAAATGTCTCCTCTAATTAACAATTCTTTGATGTCGTGAAAAATTTCCATCACTGATGGATTGTAACGCTCAAAATACATTTCTAACCCATTAAGCCAGTAATGATTAGTCTTCGATTGATTGCTCATATTGCTCTTTTAACCATTCAAAATTATTGATATAAGAAAGTACCTTTGTATTTTTTCTGTAAACAGTGCCAAAGTCACGTCCTTGTTTTGCACCCATAATAGCGTACTTTCCGTTTTCTCTTTTTTCGCCTTTGTTACACCACACATCTAATCGATATTCGTTGTCTCGATTGTCACCATTTGGAATAATTGCACTAGCTAACTTAGTACATTCACGAAATGCACTCTTCCATGCATCAAACGGTGTTGTATTAAATGCTGTAACATTACTAATTTGAAACTTAGGAACAAAAGTACATCCGATTGTTGTAGTCATATCTACATTCCAATGTTTTGCGTTTAATAATGCTTGTTTAGGAAATAGTTTTGCGCCGCCATAGCCATACAATAAATCATTTACAGGATTTCTACTACGCCATACATAAACACAATCAGTTTCCGGAACACTCCCATATTCAAAACGATTTGCACTCGGTCTAAATTTAAAACTAAATTCTTCTTCTATTACAGCATCGGCATCAATGACATAAAAATGACTTGTTTCCGATAGTTCAGCTGCTGCTTTGTGTGCTTCGAATATACCTTTAACTCCTTGCACTCGTTTGGCGTGAGGAGCAAACATTTGCAAAAGTTCAAAGTTTTCGTCAGCAAACTCTTCATGATAACTAATTTGTATTACATCTAACATTCTATTACTCGTATATGAACGGATCTTTTTTACGTAATTCTTCTAAACGTTTTTTCATACGTTTACGTTCTTGATAGCGATCCCATGGATACATGAAAAAATCTCTTAATCGGGTAAGCATACATTTACTCCATATTGTTCTGTCCAACGCTGTGCGTCTTCACGTGTGTTAACTAAAGGTTCACCTTTAATATTTAAACTAGTATTTAATAACATAGGACAACCTGTTTCTTTATACCATTTTTCTAATAAACTGCGAACATTTCCGTTTTCTTTACCAACAGTTTGTACACGACTTGTGCCATCATAGTGAATAATAGCAGGAAATTCGTCTGGTTTTTTACACTTTACTACAAACTGCATAAATGGCGAACTTTTAATACCACGTGGCATTTCAAAATATTCGTCAGCATGTTCTTCAAGAATCATAGGAGCAAACGGTCTAAATGCTTCACGATGCTTGATTTTGTTTACTCGATCTTTTACGTCTCGTCCCCTAGGATCAGCAAGAATGCTTCTATGTCCGAGAGCTCTGGGACCAAACTCTGCCCTTCCTGCTGCAACGGCTGTAATTTTTTCTCTTTTAAGTTTTGAGATAACGTTTTCAATCGGGTATTCGCCGGCAATTGGGTGTCCTGTGAACGCATGTGGAAACTCCATAAATTCTCGTTTGTGTGCTAGTACACAACCAATTGCACTACCAGCATCTCCTGGATTAGGCATAATCCATACATTATCAAAATATTTAGTTGCTATAGGATTTGCCACACAATTTAAAACACAGCCGCCCATTAGTACAAGGTTTGTCATTTGTGTCTTACTTGCTGTTATCTTACAATAGCTTTCAAATATTTCTTCGTATATACGTTGGGTGGCTGCAGCGATGTCAGCATAGTCTTGTACACTGTTCAAGTCAGTACGCCAATCTAAACATCCTCTGTGACAGTTACGCTTAAACAGTATACGTGGATCTTGTAGTGACGGCATTTTTTTAATAAAGTCTTGCTTAACAAGATCATAGTACTTGCTCGGATCGCCTATTGCAGCCATACCCATGAGGATGTATTCGTGTTCTTGTGGTTTTAAACCAATGCGCTGTGTCATTGCACTGTACCAAATACCTACACTGTGCGGATAACGTTGACTCCAACGCTTACGTAGTTTAGTACCTTTACCTTCCCAGATACTAACAGTATCCCATTCGCCGATACTATCCAATACTAGTACGGCTGCTTCATTCTTTTTAAAAGGATGAGTATAGTATCCAGCGGCAGCATGACTTAAATGATGACTAGTACTAGTACTTTTAGGTGCCGTAGGAAGGAACTTTCGCATATATGTAGTAGGAGATTCTTTGCCGAGTAGTGTGTATTGTCCAGCGTATAGTTGTCTAGTCTTTTTAAGAAAGGTATTTTCATAAAAGTAAATTTTATCTGGCTCGCCAAACTCTAACGCTTCTGCTAACAAGTCGTGATGTAAGTTTTTATCGTTCTTGATATGACTATAGCGTTCGCTGTGTGCAGCAAACTCTAACCCATCGTCGCTAAAAACTGCAAGGCTTGCATCATGTGACATTCCTGTCCAGCCCCAAGTAATCATTTAATTATCTCCAAATATAGTTTGTTAGCAAACTCGTTGTGTGCGTCAAGTCCCGGATGTAAATTATCTAGTGCCAACGGATTAGATTTCCTAATGTCCGAAAAGTATATAGATTTTATGTCGACTTGATTCCAGTTAAATCTTTTGTTAATATCTTCAAAAATAAACTGATAACATGTATCGGTTTTACTCTTTACAAAGTATTCACACATGTTTATTTTTTGAAAGTATTCAAAAGTAGAATCGTAGTCAAAGTAACAGTTATCGTAATAATATTTTGCTTCGTCCATCCAGGGCCCTATCCTAAAATATTCATTTTCATCTTTATAAAAACATACACGATGATGGTGTGGCCAAAGAACGATAACTATGTCACTTTGTCTAATTTCTGTATTTAAAACTGTGTGTAATACTTGTTTAGCACTACTGCCAGGATAACTTAAATTAACAGTCTCAATATTTAATAAGTCTCCTAGTAGTTTAGGCCAAGCAAACTTACTTGGAGTGTCAAGCGGATGATTGTTTTTAGGATTTATGCAATCTTTTAATCCGTGTCCAAATGTGTGACTACATCCGAAAGTTAGTAGACGTTGTTTACTTTGTTTCATCCGATACAGGTTTCTTATGTTCTTTGATATAATTTTTAAATTCTGGCAAATACTCGCCAATATATTGATTGCGAGATTTGTCTAAAGATTTTGTAAACAGCTTAGTTTTTTTCCATAGCTCTTTGTCTTGCTCTTTAGAGTAAGTGTTTATTAAATTATTTACTTGCTCGTTGCCGCCTTGAAAATATTCTTCAAACTTTTTGTGTGCTTCATCACGAATCTTATTTGGAAGTACGCTCGGTCCTAAATGTATCGGGTGATGGACTACATTAATATTAATATCTTTAATACCCATGTTAGTAAAATATTCATGGAATTCTGGAATATTACTATAGTTCATAAACCCTACAGTCTGAGTAATAGATATATCGATATCATTTTCTAAAAGCAATTTTAAGTTTTTATTTACATCTTCCCATTTAGTTGGAAAGCGAATGTAATCGTTTCTTTCTGCTATATCGTCTATACTACATGAAATTTTTAAATACGGAAACCATTTCCAAAGTTCTAATAGTTTGTCCGGAACATTTGTCATGTTAATGTGGTATTTTAAAAACACCCGTTCATTAAGTTTAGTATCTATTAAACGTTGCAAAAGTTTATAGTGTTCTTTATTCAAAGTCGGCTCGCCGCCATTGATTAAAATTACTTGAAGATTTTCACAATGGTCTAGTAAATCATCCCAAAATTCTTCAGACTCTGACCAATTGTAATTAAATTCTTTACTGTCAAAGTATACGCCCAGTCCTTGTTTTTGTAGGTTATTATTTTCTGCAATCCATTTAGAACTTGACCACGGACTACATGTTCGACATTTAACATTACAAATATTTCCCAAACGAAGTTCGATATATTCAAATTGGATATTATGCTTTTTAATATAGCCAAACTTATCAGTGATAGACTTTGCTTTTTTTCTGTCAAAGTCTGCGAACCTTTCTCTTTCAAGTAAACGTTTGCTTTTTATTCCTTGTGCTTCTTCATTGAAACATCTTGCACATGATTTCGGTTTTCTTCCTTTAAGAAAATCTAAACGTGCTTGTCTGTAACTGTCAGAATTATACAAGTCTTCAATTTTGTCTTTTCCAAATTCATAGTTTTTTACAGTTTTTTGTTTAGTTTTATCTTTATCTATACTAAAACTATCTGGTAAACTATGTTCGACAAAACAGCAATAACTTGGCCACCCATTAGGATTAGTTGCCAGATGCTGGAACAGTAAAGGGCAAAACGTGTCCTCTTTTTTAAGTCCTACTTTAAGTAAAAATTTATTTAATGTATCTTTAAATTTCATCTGGCCAATATTTTTCCCATATATGAGATAAATC